GACTCTGGAGTAATGACTCCACAAGGAATTCAGAATGAAGCAATCCAAGCTGCACTAGGACGACAGACTTCAAGATCATCCGGTCCTCCACAAGCTATGGAGGATTACGTAAAGCAAGCTGTAATGTCGGCATTGTCTAAGGCTCCAATAGTAGGAGGACAACGATGACTGAAACCCAGGCATGGATTTTGATTGTTGAAGTTGCGATCATCGCTCTCGTTTATCTCTTGGCGCTTTTGGGTAAGGGTTCTCGGCCGTAGGTTTCAACAAATCGCTTGACACCGAACTACTACAGGGGCCACACTGATGGCCTGGCCGGTCGACTCTTTGAAAGGAACGTTAATGTCTACAGATGATTTCGTGTTGGAAGGTGTTGATTTGTCCCCGCAGGCTTCGGGTTATCCGAATCTCTATCAAGCGTGTATGCGTTTGCCTGCCAAGGCAAAGCAGGCGATGTACGCTGCGGCTTCTGCAAGAACTATCAAGCAGGGAACGTGGGATGGTTGTGCGTTCAATGCCGGTGGAATCGAAATTGGCAATGCACAAGTTGATTCCGTTCAAGCTGCTGCGGCCGCATTTGGTTGCGGCATCAAAGTTGTCAACGCTTTCATTCGTGCATGGGATGGACTTCCCGAACGTGGTGACAAGGCAACTGGCGTTCTCCGTGAAACGTTGGAAGAAGTTGGTCTCTTCAACGAACCCACGCGAGCCATTCGGATCGTTCGTACCGTTGAGTGGAAGTCTGAGCAGACGCAATTGGTCGAAGCTTTCCGTGCGGAGATGGACAATCCCGACTTCGATATTGACGGCCTGACCGAAGCTTGCGAGCTTCTTTCCGTCTAACACATTCGTAAACCCCTGGGGAGTTTTCCCCTCCTTGGGTCCTTCCCAGGGGTTTGCGTTCCGAAAGGAATCTAAAGTGTCCAATCTTAAAGTTTCGCATTCCCAACTTCAAACGTGGAGTGGATGCGAACAACGATGGTTCTATAGCTACGTGCTTGGACTTCAACCGAAGGTCAAAGCGCACTACTTCTCTACTGGAAATTTCGTTCACAGTGGACTTGAGGTAGTTTATAACTGCCGCATGGCAGGTCTGTCCTGGGACGAAACGATCCTCAAATTGATTGAGACTTGGAAGGTTCAAGCTCCGGCCATGATGACGGAGAATCTTGAATCATTCAAGAAGGCAACACGAATCCTTAAACGATACGTTTCTCAGTTCGCCCCAAAGGCTGACGCTGGATTGCGTATCCTGGGAGTGGAGACTCATTTCGAGGTTGACTTCCCAACTCCTAACGGGAACATCGTAACCGTTCAGGGTTACATGGATCTGATTGTCGAAGTGAACGGCGTTCTGTTCGCTTGGGATCACAAGACAATCGGTAGTTCTAGCTTCTGGTCACAAGAGGAAGCGATGCTCGATCCGCAGTTTGGGATCTACACGCTTGCTCTGCGAGAGATGGGTTACCCAATTAAGGGTTTCATCATCAATCAGTTGAACACGTATGACTACGCAAAGTTCGATCAGGAACCGAACGAGAAGCTGTTCAAACGGCTGGAAACGTATCGGACGGACGAACACTTGCGTTCCATCGCTAGCAACATTTGCAACATGGCGGACGAATTGATCGAGAAGCGGGAAGGCAAGCGGCCTCTCATTCGTCATCTGTCTAAGACAACCTGCAAAGGTTGCATCTTCCGTCAACCCTGCCTCTATGAGTTGAAGGGTATTGACGTCACCAATCTTCTCGCATCGGATTACGTGAAGCGGGAAGGAAGGGAAGGAGAAGTCCCCGACGAATTGATCGAGGACATGACCGCTTATGCTCTTAAATTTTAACCCGTCTCCTCGCAAGGTCACCATCGAATTCGAGGATGGTACAACCGAGACGTTTGAGATTGGTGCTAAGTGCGGATTCCTTCGAGAAGCGTACACGTACCAAACGAACGAAGCCAATAAAGTCGTGGCCGTTCTACATACGTATGAGTTGTACTGGACTGAGAGAAAGGATTCTATAGATGCCATCCATTCTGGAAATGGCGAAGCCAATCGGGGAGTTTCCTGACTGGCTTCACTTGGCTCTCTTTGGTCCACCAGGTTCCGGAAAAACTGTGTTCGCAGGTAGTGCTTACACAGAGGGACCAGTTATCCACTTCGACGTAGATGGTACTGGAGCCAAGAGTTTCAAGAATCATCCAGAGATGATGCCTCACATAGAACGGATCAGAATTCGTAAGTGTGAGGAACTTCTTGCGGCTGGAAACGAATTGCGACAAGGTAAGCACGGCTATCACACTGCGATTGTCGATACCGTTTCTACACTCCAAGAACTTCATGTGCAGCGGCTTATGCGAGAGTTGCATGCGAAGAATCCAGAAAAACGTGAGCGATACAAGACGTGGCAGGATGATTTCTACGAGGCGGGAAACCGAATCAAAGAGATTATCGAAGTCTTCTGCGACTTGGATATGCACGTTGTATTTATCTTCCACCAAAGAGAAGACAAGGACGATTCAACTGGAATCACAATGATTCGTCCCGCTGTCATTCCGTCACTCGGTGGAACTATCGCCACGTTGGTTGACGTTACGGCTTACTACACTTGTAACGTTAAGGCGAATGGAGAAGAAGATAGGAGAATGAGAGTCAAGCCAACCAATCGAATCTAAACCAAAACCCGTAACTATTTCAAAACTCCAATCCTGGAGAACCCGGTCTTCAAAGACCTACTACCACAAGAGAGGGTTTCAGCATGAGCATGGACGATGACGGGAACATTGTTCTCGATTTCGATTCCGTTATTCTCCCTGAGGGAGAGTATCACGTTCACATCACTTCGGTGAAAATCAACAAGAAGAAGAACGCTACCGCCGATGATTTTCCTTATCTCGAATTCCACTACTCGGTGGACATGCGAGTTGACGGCATGGAACTTTCGCCGGAACTTGTCGGTACTGACGTCATGGATATTGCAACGCTGAATCCTACCGGCCGTTGGAAGCTGAAGTCAGTTCTGGAAGCCTTCACCTGCGAGCCGTGGGGTGATAAGGGAATGACGGTGAATCCGCAAGAGCTAATCGGATTGAATGCAATTGCAATGCTCGTTCACGAAACCTACAATGGCGTCCAGAGGGCGAAGCCTGCTCGAGTTTTCAATCCCGAGTTCGTTCCGCCAGTCTCAGCGGACGTGCCATCCGGGGATGTTTGGGGCGATTTCAACTCAGGCAAGTAATCCCCCAGAAACGAAACGGACCGCCCCCTGTAGTAAATCTACTATAGGGGGCGGTTTCGTTCTAGCGAAAGGATGAAAGTGGGTCGGGAACTAGACCACTATCTCGACACCATATTCGGCCAGCAAACGGGGTACGTATATGTGGCTACGAAACACAATCAGGGTGGATTCACACAGGATTTCTATCAAGTCCCAAATCAACGTGAAGAACTCCGCACGCGTATTCTCTCTCGATTTAATGAGGGGGAAACGTATGTCTGCCCTTCTCTATTCGCAGAGCCTTCGGGGAAGAAAGATTATTGTCTCGGTAGTCAAGTCGCCTGGGTTGACTTCGATGCAAACTTCCCGCACGATTCTTGGCCCCAGGAAATACCTGTACCAAGTATGGTCGTACAAACCTCAGGACAACGGAACGTACACGCCTACTGGAAACTTGACACTTTCCTTTCCGCCGGTGAAGTCGAAGAAATCAACCGCAGACTCACATATTTCTTCGGAGCCGATATATCTGGATGGGACGCTAATCAGCTCCTGCGACCGCCCGAAACAAAAAACCACAAGAAGAACACGGCGGTAAACCTACTTACTACAGGGAGCGGCGAAACTAAAAGGCTGGCAGACTTCATCGGTCTACCTAGCCCTCCGGCGCTTCCCAAAAACATCGAGTCTCTACCGATACCACCGATTGAAGAGGCTCTCCAACACATTACCTGGCCGAGCAACCTAGAGGAATTGTTTAAGAACGGCCTGCCAGAAGGTCGTAGGCATCAGGGAATGTTTGCGCTCGCAGCAGGACTGGCTGAATTGAATGTCCCCCCGCCATTCATTCTGTCGGTCTTGCTGCACTCAGACAACAATGCTTTCCACAAGTTTGACCAACGACCGGATCAGAGAGTTCGGATAGTCGAACTGGTAACCCGCGCCGTTTTGAAAGTGAACGACAAGAAGGCCAAAGAGAAAGAGGCACCTTTATGGCTACCGAACACGATAACTCAACTACTAACAGCCGAGTACAAGATGGAGTGGTTGCTGGCTCCATATATCCACAAGACGACGTGTGCGATATTGAGCGGCCCACCTGGTGTGGGGAAGTCCTTAATGAGTCTTTCCTTAGCACAATCCCTTGTACTCGGTGGAGAGTTTCTGAAGATGAAAGTGAATCGGAAATTGAGGATTGGTTTTATTTCAATGGAGATGGATGGGTACGAATTACACGCCGTACTTTCGCCCCAGGTTTCGGTACATTCTCAGGAGCAGAGAAATCTACTCGACGAGAACCTACTTATCCTACCCTTTGGTGAACCGAAGTTCTATAGTGACAAAGAAACGGAACGCCTACTCTTTCAATTTGTCGGGGACAACAAGCTTGACGGTATATTCGTGGACTCCCTTTCATCTACGACACCTGGGGATCTTTCTTCGGAGAAGGAAGGGAAATTCATCTTCGAGTTGGATTCTAAACTTCGAGCCAGATTTGGGTGCTTCACCTGGTATATACATCACAACCGCAAGGCGCAAGCAGATAACAAGAAACCAAATAAGCTCGCAGATCTACATGGTACCGTTCACATACAATCTAAACCTAACACCGTTCTTACACTTTGGCCGCTCGATCCGAAAGGGACACGAATCCTTTTTAAACCACTTAAGATCAGATCAGCCGTCCAGCCAGATGAATTGACAGTGAGTCGAAACGATTCTCTCCATTACGAAATCAACAAGTCAGTAGGACCGTCCAACATGGGAGGCGTTACCGTTGTTGAGAAAGAAGAAGTAGATGATATCGGAAGTGACGGTGAGAACCCACCTGGTGACGGAGGAGAACTTCCAGGAGATAATATGTCAGGTTTCAGCTAGTGAAGGCGAGGTGATCGTTGACACCGAAACATCAATTACAGATTCTCTTGGTGACAGGGATCTGCTTGGTGTTTCTGTTTCTTTGCCTGACGGTCGTATTGCGTATTTTCCATTTAACCACAAGATGGGACTTGACTTTGGGGATCGTAATCTTGGACCTGATCTTCTGCCTCATCTGTGGGAAGCTCTTAGCAGGAAAGACCTAGTCTTCCACAACGCAAAGTTCGACCTTCAAATCATGGAGAAATTCGGATTCCGCCGCTCTGGTACGTTTGTCTGCACCATGATGATGAGTCACATCGTTGACCCATATCCGCCACACGGTTTGAAGGAACTCGGCGAATCACGTTTGGGAATTGAAGACTCAGCCGAGATGAAAGATTTGCTGAAACGGGTACAGAAGGCGGGACTCCAATGGGAACATATTCCGCCTTCTATAATGGCCCCGTATGCAGCAAACGATGCCTACCTGACTCGTGAACTTTACAATGATTTGATGCTTGATTTCTGGGAGTTCACGACACCGGAGTATTTTGACCGGGAGATGCATTTCCTCGATGTTCTAGCAAGGATTGAATCTCGTGGTCTACCTGTGGATCGCAACGAGATAGTTGTGAAACTGAATGCAGCAGTTGAACGTATGCTGCAAGTTCGTCAGGAATTAGGCTTTGATCCAGCGAAGCGAACTCTGCTGGCTCGTAAGTTGTACGGAACGCCGCCAGACGGTCTTGGCCTGCCGGTGCATGGACTGGGACAGCCGACCAAATCTTTTCCACAAGGCTTTCCTACCATGAATGAGGCCATCTTGTCAAGATACTCACACCCGGTAGTTGGCCTGGTCAGAGAGTACCGAGGCTTGCAAAAGGTGGAGTCGACTTACCTCCGTCCGTGGTGGGAGAAGTCACGAGCCGACGGGATGCTTCACCCAACCTTCAAGCCGTGGGGAACGATCACAGGGAGGCTCTCGTGTGAGAATCCGAACATGCAACAAATCCCAAGGAACAGTTACCTCAAGAATCTATTCCTTCCCGCCAAAGACAAGAACCTCACGGAATTTGACTTTGACCAAATTGAGTTCCGTTTGGCCGCAGCATATTCCAAGGACCGCTCAATTATCGATCCTCTGTTGGCAGGAGAAGATATACATTCAGTGGTTGCACAGCAATTGGGAATTACTCGTCAGCAAGCCAAGACGATTAATTACCTCATGCTATATGGTGGCGGAGTCGGGAAACTTGCATATACTCTCGGTGTCCCTTTCAACTCCGCTAAAGCTTTCTGGGAAACATACCAGACTCGCTATACCGGACTTACAGCAGCTTCCGCTAATGCAACGCTGGCAGCCCAACAAAAGGGTGTCATCAAATACTGGAACGGGAAACTCAAACCCTTTAAGTCCCCTAAGGAATATCACAAGGCATTTAACGCTGCTTGCCAGGGCGGTGCCTTCGAGATAGTGAAACGGTCGATGCTTCTACTAGATGAAGCTGGAATCGAAATGGTGAACCAATGCCACGACTCAGTTTGGATCAATACCTCTACGGAGGCAGACAACAAAGAGATACGAGAACTTATGTCCAGTTGGCAAACGAAAACCTTCGGGGTTCCATTCCCCGTCAGTTCAAAGGTAATCGGAAAATGAAATCTCTCAACTCAGATGAAGTCAAGATTCTGTTCCGAACTGCGGCTGGAGTATTAGAAGACGTCATCATAGATGAAACTGCACATGCTCTAGATGCTGAATCCCGCAGCGTTCTAGCTCATGCTTACGGCATTTGTTATTCCATTGGCTACATTAAGGAGTATGATGGCTCTTAGTGCGAAGGTCGTAAAGGATGGAGATTGGGGAGTTCTCATTTTGGACAACAATGAAAGAGTCATGTTGGTTGATGCGGATACTTCAATTAAGTTGGGTATCCACTTGGTAATTCTTGGCCAGGATGCTCTTCACGCCAAGGCATTTCAGATGGTTTGCATGGACAAAGGATTGCCACCTGAAACATTTGTAGACATGTGGAATCGGATGGAGCAGTACATCAATATTCTCAACGCCGCACAGGCAGATACGGAGCCGTTGGACGGTGGAGACAGTTCTAGCAATTGATCCAGGGTTTCATCTTGGTTGGGTCCAAGTTCAATTCAACCCTGACGAGAAGAAAGTACAACTACAGGGGGCGGGGACAACTCTGGGGACGGAAAACATCCTGACGTTTATTCAGAACTCGAAAGCGGATATCTACGTGGTTGAAGATTACAAGATACGTCCAGCACGCAACCAATCAAAGTTGGAGCGGCGACGGTACGAACATCAATGGGATTCCGGTGACACTATGCGTTACATCGGAATGATTCAAGCACGCGCTCACGCTCTCGGCGCAGGATTCGTATTGCAACAGCCAGCCTGTAAACCTGCGGGGTACGGTTGGATGGGTAAGCAGTATGTGAAGGGTCGGAAGGATGCCCTAGTTCATCAGGATGATGCGACTTCTCATCTGTGTTTCTATCTCGTGAAAAATCGAGGTTGCCCACCCGATATACTGAAACGACACTAATACTCTGATTTGAATTGCGAGCCACGACCTGTAGTAAATGATAAGCGTAGCTGCGTTCGGCATCAGTCGTTCCGCCCCAGATTCCAAACTGCCCGGTATTGTGTGCCCACTCTAAACAGGGACGTCTGCACGGGCATTTGTCGCAGTAGCTTTTCGCTACACGAACCTTCTGTAGGTCTTTTGTGTCAACGAAGAATATATCGGGGTTGACACCGATACATGCGGCATCCTTTGACCACGCATGATTCATTTCTCATTTGCCCTTCGCCTTATTAGATAGTCCGATGGCGTACACCAATGCATCTTCTGGCGTGGAGAATCCAGACTTCTCGGTTATCTTCCAATGCTTGTTGTAAACCGAGTATCCGTACTTCAACTTGTGGACTTCGTAGTCACCCAAGTCCTTATTGATTTGAGACATTTGAGCTTGAACTGGATCTTGCTGTCGACGTAGTTCACCCAGCTGTGAGTTCTCAGTAACTTTACGAGAACCAATACCTGTCAGCGTACCGATCTTGTTTGCAAGATCTTTATTGGGATCAATCAAGTCCTTGATGTTCTGAACAACTCCAAGTTTCTCTGACAGGTAGTTACCCATGTTGGGATCAATAGAACTGCCGGTGAAAGTATTCTTTCCTGTAGCTCTCTCAATCAACCACTGGATACCAGGATTCAAAGCTCCTACGGTACTCTTAGCAAGTTGGTCAATACTTCCATTACCCACAAAACGATTCACATCTTGCGAAGGCATTGGAAGACTGAGAACGTTAGGTTCTGATCCATCACTGATTCTAGCAAATCCAGATTCTTTAAGCCATTGGGGATACGGAACTCCCTGAGTATCGTTAGGATCAACACCAGCAAGTTCTGAAATCATGTTGTTCAAACGTGTTGTCCCACTAATTACTCGACCTGGACGAGTTGCTGCGGCTTCAACCATTAACGGCATGGCTTTACGAGTCCAGGTGTAGAATGGCGCAATTCGCTTCATTACAGTTCGCTCGAAAGGCGTCAAGTCACCGTAGTTGATATTCCACTTGTTGACGTCCTTAGCAGCTTTTGTTGCGATCTGGTACAGACCGGCCTTGTTGTTTGCTCCAAGGTTAGCTGCATTACCTTCTTTAATGAGTCTGTCAATGAAGTGAGCGTAACGGCCTGTCTCTTCCCGGCCCTGAGCGAAGCCTTGAATCTTATTCAGAAGAGGATTTCGTCCCTCCATGAATTCACTGGAAATGAATCCCTTATTCATACCTGACATATCAGAAAGCCGCTTAATATCATCCCCGGTTAGAATCATGTTCCCAGCTTTAATTCTGAGTCCCGCTCTATTGCCGGTTGTCATCTTAAGGGCTTGAGTGTAACGATGTGGATTGTCTACACCGTTAAGGAAGTTCATGTAGGTATCACCGATTGCATTACGAATGTGGTGAGCAGGACGAAGTGTGGTGCTGCCAATCTTCCATCCACGCATAACCTTATCAAACTTGCGGAAGAACGCTTGAGTTTCCTCATCGCTCTTGCCCATGAATTTACTTACACTCTGATAGACTCGCTTAACTTCAGGAGCCATGTAGAGCTTTTGGCCGGGAGCCATTTTCATTAGTGCTGGAGGCTTAACTTCTACCAGGCCTAGTTTAGAAGCAGCAATAGCATTGTCAGTAACATGACCGTAAGTATCAACTAGTCTGCGATCGAATCCTGACCGAACCATTTGTCGTTGGTGATCTGCTGTTTGAGCAAGAAGAATTTTATCCGCCTCACGAACAGGCTTCATGCCCATTTCGTCCGCTTTTGCTAGAGTAAACCTATCGTCACCAACGGCTCCGTCATGTAGGAGTTCGTTTCGAGCTTTCTTGATATCTCGAATCTTAGCTGGATTCCCACCCCTGTAGTGATGGTAGACGAAATCCTTAACGCGCTCGCTCTCACCATATTTACCAAGAATCTTGATCTTCTCATCCATTTGCTGATCTGTTAGTGTCTTGAAGAATTTCTGAGCGGGTCCTAAATCCTTGCCACGAGTACCAAATTCTCCGGCAAGATCTACACCCTTCTCAGTTTCATCAGCAATACGGATACGATCAGCCTTGGAAAGTCCTTTAAACGCATCTTGAATCTCATCATGAGATTTGACGAACGAAGCAACTCCCATAGAATTTGCTTTGTCCCACAATGTGTGAGTTTCGCCAGGAAACCAATACTTGGTGCTGAACATCTTAGCAAGTCCTTGACCAGTATCGGTTGCAACAGCTTTAGCCTTAAGAGCACGAGCACCCTGATACGGAAGATCAACGATTGGAACTTTGCCAAGCGGAATTTGTTTGCCGGCTACCTTAAGTGTTAGAATCTTCCGATTGTCTTTAAATGCTTGATCTGTAATAGTTGCCATCTTCTGTTTCGCCGCATCAGCCATAACTTCTTTTTCGATCTGAGTACGTACCGCAGCTACGGCTGTTGGAGCATCTACACCTTGTGCTATAGCTTGCTGGAATAGTTTATTTGCAAGATCTTCTCGTGGAATTATCTTACCACCAATAGCTCCGCCACCTGAGGCTAGATTCTTGGTAGCATTCTTCGCTACACGTTCAGCAGTTGCAGTTGTACCTTTAGCAGCCCCGGCTTTGAGTGCAGTTTTGATGATAGTATTATTTACATCAACTGCGTCTCTAGCCGCAGCACCAGCCCTGAAACCTTGAGCGGCTTCTGCGGCAGTTCCAATTCCAACGTAAGAAGTTGGATCAAGCAGAGCACCACCGACAGTAGAAATAGGTACTTTAAGATACCAAGGTATTTCTTTCTGGGGAACCATTTGACCCGTTTTAGGATCAACTACTAGGTACTTACCGGGATGATCTGGATCTGGAACATTTGGCTGTTGATTGGCCTCCATAAGTTGGCCAAAATCTGTGTGTCTCTTACCCTGAAAAGACAAATCTATGCCATGCCAAATATCAGACATAGATTTATTAGGATCACTTAGATCTGTAAGAGCACCTTCAATAGCAGAACCAGGCCGACCTACGTATTCCAAGTCAGTATTGGCAGCCTGCAAGACAGCTTTTCCAGCCCCTGCTAGTTTGTCAAGATAGTCACCAGGACTCCACCAGTCCATACCTTTTGAGCCGCCGGTCAAAGCTGCCGCTGCTGCAACTTTCCGCTTCGTTTCATCCATCTGCGCCTGAAGTTTCTGAACCTTGTCAGTAGTAACGGTAGGCATCTGACCAGTTCGCTGGTATTCAGATTGCAACGCATTACTAATTTCAGGCGTGAGAGAACCAGTTGGCGGAGTTACAGATGCGGCAGTATCAGCCGGAGGGTTTTCTTTTAAATTTGGAGTGCCAACCTCCGGCGGCGGCGTTTTAATCGTATCATAGCCAGCAGGAAGTGTTCCTTTAGCCCATGCAGTTTTGAGTCCCTGAACAAGAGCAGCGTACTGTTTATCTTGTTGCTTGGAAGCTTCATCCGCCGTAGTATTAGAAGCCTTGTTCCGAGCAACTACTTCTTTATTAGATGCTGCCGCAGTTGTTTTAGCAGCATCAGTTGCATTCTTTGTAATTTCCTTGATAGCTGCTGTTTTAGCAGAAGCCAGAGCAGTATCTAGAGGACTCTTCCCTGTAGTCTTTGACTTCTTATTGGATTTGGCCGCAATTTTGTCAAACCAGGGGGACGTAGCTTCTCTTGCACCAGAACTAGGCTTTCCAGCCGCTGCCCATTCCTCGTAACCACCGGGAACTACAGGCATTACTTCGCCGTTGCGGTTCTAAGGTTGGCCTTCTGACCAATTGCCTGACCCGGATTAGCCATTCTGTAGTAATATTGTGCAAGCATCAAAGGATCATTCACGTTACTAGTACCAGCGTTAGGATCATCAGTCATCTTAGAGAGTGGACCCCACAAATCAGATGGCTGAATACCGGATGGGTTTACAGACGATGCGGCCGAACTAGATCCTCCGCTCTTTTTACTGCTTCCACCTTTCTTTCCGCCACTACCACCTCCGCCTCCGCCTCCAGAACCACCTGCGGCTCCAGCTTGTACAGCGGCCAATTGATTCTGTAGAGTTGCCAACGCAATCTCCTGTTGCTGCTTCGCCAAATCCTGCGAAGAAGACGTTGCCATGTATTGCTGATACAACTGATTCGGATCGGCAAGACCCCAATGCTGCTGAGCCATCTCAGCCAAAGCGTCACGAGTCTGAGTTCCCTGAACTGCTGAACTCAAAGCTCTTTGTTGCAGAAGATCATCTATGATCCCTCGCCGCTGATCGAAGGTGGCCTGAGCATTCCCTTTATTCGTAGCGTTGATTGCACCCAGTCTTGCAAGCTGATCCTGCAAATTGGACGTTTGGGAACCTGCCCCTGTAGTCTGTCCCAAACCAATCGAATTGGCGAAGTCTTGATTTGCATTCACGCGACCCTGACCGAACTGCTGAACATCTTGACCGGCTTGATCGAAATAACCGCCGATCTTCTGACCTTGGGCAGCGCTTCGTTGCTCGAAATCTTGTCGTCCAGCACCCAAAGCTTTGGAAAGCTGATCGTAGTAGCCAGCAACGTTCTTATCAGTGTTCTGGTACAACTGACTTTGAAGCGTTGGAATCGCCAGGTACGGATTCGGAGTGAAAGTTTTGCCAGCATCCGAAAGAGCCTTTGTCATATCAGCGATCGTCATGTTATTGCCATTGGGATCGTTGATTTGAGTCTGGCCCTGATAGAATTTGTCCAAGTAGCCGCCAGGCTTACTGAATGCTTCCCAGTTCGGTCCCATCGAACCACCGAAGTCAGCATTACTCATCACAGATTGAACCGGCATCTGGCCGGCTTGATCCAGATACGGACCCTTGTTAACTGGTCCTGGTGCAGATGGCTGCAAATTCTTTACAGCGGCAGCATAGTAATCAGGACTTGTAACACTAGCTGAGGTAGCCATTAGGCTGGTACTCCTTGTGCGGCTGCAATCTGCTTGAGAAGAGCAAGTTGCTGTTGATTTCCTGCTGTCTGCGTTTGATTAAATTGCGCCAACAAAGCCGCATTCGCTTGATCCTGTGTTTGTTGCAACTGGCGAGCAGCTTGTTGTTGAGCCTGCTGTTGAACCCAGTTACTTAGATCACTGGTATATTTACTTTCGAGGCCACCAAGACCTTGTTCGTAGTCAGACTGAGTTCCCAAGCGTTGCGTTGAAAGCTGATTCAAAGCTTGCGCTCGTGAAGATGCGAGTTGATCGAGTTTCTGTGCGTAGTTCTGACCAAGTGAAGCTCGTTGGTCAGTTGTGATTCCAGAACTTAGTATACCCTGGAAAGCCATTCGATCCATCAACTGTTTCATATCTGCATCTTGATTCTGTAGCTGGTAGCCACGGTTTTTCTCGTAGTTGGTATTGATAAGTCCTTCTGACTCATCGTAGCCAGCCATCTTCTGTGCAGTAGTTCCGTAAAGATTTGTAACGCCTTGATCGAATCCAGCATTGTACGGAGCACCTGCGGCATCAGTTGCTCCTTGAACAGAACCCATCAATCTACGACGAATTGCTTCTGGATCAGGTGAAGCCATTGGTGGAGCAGCAGGTTGCGGTTGTGACGGATCAGGAACTCCAATACCACCCGGCTGAGACATAGGAGCCGAAGGATTCATTTGGCTTCTCTGTTGTGCGTAGTATTGTGGAGAATCTAGATTCCCCATAGTTCCTGTTGCCATCAGAAACCGCCTTGTAGCTGTGACTGAACCTTGCCTGCTCTACGACTCTTCTGCAACCTACGTTTAATTGCTTCTTGCATCAATGCATTTTGAGTACCAGGAACTCCCATAGTTTGTGCTCTTGTACCAACTCGGGGAGCAGGAGAACCCCCTTGGTACACGTTTGTTCCACGAGCAGCTTGCCCCATCGGACCACGGGAATCAACTAGTCCCAAAAGAGAAGCAATTAGACCACCGGAACTTCCCTGTGCTTGTCCTGGCAAACCTCTCGCTGGCGGCATTTAAACTCCTGAGGTATTAGGAGGCCAATTGGCTTGAACTGCGGATAAAATCTCTTCATCTGTAATTACTGTTGGATCAAGACCTGGATTCTCAGTACCTGCATTAAGCGCATACTCGTACTGATCCTCTGTAGCTATACTGACAGGCCAACTAAACGTTACCCAGACATTTGCATAAGTTTGTTTGAGTGCCTTGGCATAGTCAGTTTCAGAAAGCTCAGGGTTATTGTAAGCTTCCTTCTGAACAGCAGCAGTAACTCGTCCATTGAGATTCATATCGTTGACTTGTGTATTGAGACTTGAGTAGCTCATAAGCATCCTTAGTTAGCGTAAAGTTTAGCTGATGCATAATAATCCCACCACATAGCTGGATTATTAGTTGGGCCAGCGCCTCGGAATGTAGGTACATAACTATTACCAGCAGTTACTGGAAAAACTAGGATAAGACTACCGCTTATCATTTGCCAAGTTGAAGCAGGAGGACCCGTACTAGCTGGAATAGTATATACCTGCATTGCACCTGAAACTCCGGTAACACTATTTGAGTAAAGACCAGCATACATTCCTGTTGTTAGCTGACCACTGGCAAATCCAAAAGCAATCGGACTAATGATAACTTCAGCCCATCCATTTACAGTAGCAGTAAGGGTAGGTAAATTATTGTCAGCAACCCCAACACTTGCTCCCATGCTAAACTGGGAATGGACGGTATATCCGCCTACTACTTTGGGCAGAGTCCAGATTGTATCAAAATTAGCTGCACTGTATTTAGTGAGTACTGCTCCAGCCGCACCACCTGATGGTACTGGTTGATTTGCCCAAGCAACATCCATATCTGTAGCTGATTGCTTGACAATTATTTGTCCAGAAGTACCTCCAACTGGAACTGGACCACCAGATGGTCCACGATCACCTTTTGTTCCACCGACAGGGACTACTGAACAAAACGAACTACCAGCTAGAGGAACACCAGTAGTATTAGCAATATTGCAGGATAAAACAAGATAATCACCAACCGCCATATCAAATACAGCATCAATAGATGCTTCAACATAATTACCAGTCGGTCCACCCGGCCCTACTACACTTGGAGAGGATTGACTAATTCCACCAGCATTGTAATGCTGAATCATTACTCTAGTGTATTGAAAAGCACTACCACCACCATTCCATGATGCTGTGCAAGTAACTTTGTATTTACCAGCCAATGCAGGAGTTATCCGTTGATTACTATTAGCTAGTGAAAATCCATTACTACGTGTAGTTGTCCAACCCATAAGGTACGCAACATCAGAACCTGGAGCAGTGGGTGATCCTCCTAACACACCGTACCAATAATTTGATTGAACCAGAGTTACATCTGGACCTTGCGGTCCTATTGGTCCTTGTGCGCCTGCGGCGGTTCTATGCGCCGAAAAATGAAATACTTGACCCTGGTTAGATCCAGAATCGATATAAGCTTGAAGTTCTACAACATCACCTGCCGTAACCAATCCGCCGTAGGTAACTGATTGATTAGGCCACGGTGCATAGCCAGAACCGAGCGACTGATGACTCCCTACATTAAGATTGAACTGAACACGCGTATTAGCAACCAATGAATTTACGAGAGCCGCTGATGCAGTAATGACATAATGACCAGTAATAAGACAAGTTACCGAACCATTAGCGTTTAATTGAAATGGAGGTGGCGCACTAACTTCTGTGAAAGCAGCAATCGGCAAACGGGTGAATGCTGACGACGTCATATTTGTTGCTACACCAGTTGTAGTGGTGACAACGTAACTATCAGTACCGCCACCGCCACCAGACACTGCATTCCAAGATGTGCCGTCACTTAAGTACAACGTTTTGGAAGTAGTGTTGAAATACGTATCTCCCGCAGAGCCTACTGCGGGAGCGGTAGCATACGGTGCAGCATTTGTAGTTCCGTAGCTTCTAGGCATTACCCCATAACCACCGCTCTGTACCCAGCGCCAAGATTCGGATTGTACCGAATTACTGCAGTGTTGACCGTAGTTGCATCCCAATCAACTTCAACAGAAGTATAGGGAGAAGCACCATTGTGTACCATCAGCATAATATCTTGGGTATTCAAGTTGTGTGTAATAGTTTCAGGACTGGCAGTTCCTGTTAAAGCGACCGCAAACTTCTTTCCATAGCCTGCAAGTGAAGCTACAGTAGCCATCACCGCAGTATTCACATGCAGTTCGTCAGCATTGACGATTAGAGAAGTATCACCAGTAATGACGTTCAGAACGTTTCCGGTCTGAGTCATACCAGCACCAGCAGTTACAGAACCACCACCTGCGAACTGAACAAAGGTCAGACCAGTAGTACCAATAGTAATTGGCGAGTCATTAGTACAAACCCAAGCCGTATCAGCGTTGGTAGTACCCTGCTCCACGAATACTGCCGTACCTAATATTTCAGTCCCGCTATCAGCATCAGTAGCTCTAGTCCAAGCACCAGATGCCGCAACCCAAATACCATTTTCAGAAGCGGTAGTTTGTGTCTTCAGCAGAATGCGGTCACCTGAATTGACGAGAACCCCATCCATATTCTGGCCAGTTCCCGATATCGGAGTCAAGTTGTAGCCCGCGATACCAGTAAGTCGCACCGAATCTTTCCACGACAGACCTGCAACCAAATTATCTACGTAGTTCTTATTTGCAGCATCCGTACCAGTTTGCGGATCACCCAACGAAGCAAGTCGTTGATTATTCATACCAACAGTAAATTGAGGCAATCCTAGTGCAGACAAATGAATAGCTGCATGAGCAGCGTCATCGTGAACTGGATTACCGTGAATGTGATCCGAACGAGCAAGAGTTAGAGCAGCACCATTACCAGAAGCACTACCAAAAACTGTTTCAGCTGTGATAGCTCCAAATGCTTCTCGACCATGCTTGTGATCTTCACGAGCATACGTAGTAGCAGTTCCAACTACTGCGGCATCTCCAACTGCTTGAGTTGTTACCGTTGTAGCCGGTACTGCTCCTGCTCCGCCTTGTGCAGCAACCCAACCAGAACCATTCCACCATTTTAGAATGTTGTTAGCAGAATCATACCAAAGCTGACCAGTTACAGGTGTTCCCGGTGCTGATCCCTGATTCTGAACTTTGGCATTACGAAGCTCATTCTGGACAAGATCGATGGCTCCGTAAAAGGTGGGCATGATTCCCCTAACTCAGATATGCTATGCCGCCGACATTCGCCGAAAACGTTAATTGAACATGAGTTGCATCTACATACGTCAAACTCCCTGGAAAAATCTGTCCACCAGATCCATCTACCACAGTAACGTTTGGATAGAAGGGAAGATTGTGGATAATATTCCAAATAGTGGAAGATGCTGCTTGAACGTGTGTGTAACCCTGTCCGCTAGTTCCTCCACCACCAGTACCGCCAACATGAACGTGATCTTCTCTAGCAGGAGTATCCGAAATTCCAGGGAAAGCTACAGTTCCCACAGGTTGCGGATCAACCGGCATATGAAAAGCCAGGCCGAAACGATGACGCTCAGGAAGATCGTGATGGAAAGTATCTAGCTGGATTGACGTTGCTGTATAGAATGTCTCATCAACCGCTAGAGGATCGTTTGATCCGCCATCACTCTTCGGAGGGTTGTCGCTCATGCTTGATCCAATTCTGGTAGGATGGTAGGTCGGCAAGAATCACATCGATCAAACCAATACCTTCGGAATCCATATATTGCTGTAGAGGCCCGTTTACTACAGGGCTGGCGGGCAATTCGTTTCTGAGCAAATTCTCCACAGCACGATACTGTTCCTCCTGTGTGCCAAACTTCGACAGTTCTTCTTCGACCTGCGCTCTTGTTATCATGTGTCTGTCGTTACTAGAGACTTAAGCATGAGGATGAAATTGAACGTGAGGACTCTGAGATTGGCCGTCGTATCCTCAGTGAGAAGTATACCCACCTGACGGAAATAGCCGGGGCCGGGAACTCTATACTCTTTGGAACCTTGAACAATGAGATTGCCCGAGAGAACAGCAGTGTCTTCTAGTTCATTGTCTCTGGCATACGTTATCTGAGGAATTGCTCCATTGTTTGAATCAAGGTTTGGCAGAAAGAGTTTGCATCGCTTCATGTCAAAAGTATCGTTGAAAGCAAATGGAGTCGTTCTGAACCGTGACTTGAAAGGAAAACCTTTGTCTGCATGTATATCTTCCGAGAGAGTGTAAATCGATCGAGTATCTGTCGGCTCTACGTTCCACGAATCGATAAGCTGCAACGTAGGCGGCAGGTTTGTAATGGTGCCGGGATTGTACCAGTTGAAAATTGATTGAGGGCGCCAAGCTCCCACGCCAGGAGCTACTTGCATTTCAGACCAAGAGTCGGTATCAATCGTGTACCAAAGATACACACACGGCATGACACCATTAACCAATTGCTGAGAAGTCTGTCGGTAGCAAACGAACAGTCGTCTGCCACTCATAGACAGACAGGTTTTCGCATCTCGGTAAGGAAGAGGACTCTGCTTGAAATAGTTCCGTACCTTTGGTGAAACCTCTTTGAACACAGAACCGTCGGAACGCCAGACTCCATCCCACGACAGCATGTAGATGAGTCCTTGAAATGTCAGAACACAGTTCTCTGAGATAGCTCCACGTTCTGTATTAAGAACTCGTAGCTGCCAACTCGCCAAATTGCCAGCAAGAAATAACTGCCAGACGGACATGGTTTTAAACAACATTAGCCGGTCTGCAACTGGAAGAGAAGCTACCAGCGACCCTGGCGCACCTGTACGAATCTTAATTACAGACGAAACTCCCCAAACCTCTACTCCTGTAGGACCAGGATCAGTGAAGTAGAAGTTACTGCTAGTCAAACCGTCGCATACCCAAAGCCTATCTTTGAACTCTAGTATGTGACAGCCACCAGGAGAACCAGCTATTGCGGTTAAAGTTGTACCATCCCATCTCGCAACTCCTGTAGCATCTATCAGATAGAGCCGATTGTTGTACTGGATGGCACTTACAAATTGTCTGGTGGTAGAGACAACGACAGTCCAAGTGAGTCCACCATCTATACTGGCTAGTGTTCTAGACGGCGATCCTGCTTCAAATCCCGCTACAGTTTGTGGCGCAACTGAACCTGTGTCGTAAACCGCCAGGATTTTAGATGCGCCGCTGGGTACCGTAGTAGACCAGTTCTGGAAACCTGGACGCTTCTCTAGAGTTCGTGCAAGAGTTACATTGAAGTTGACTAGCTCCGAGAACTCTTGATCCCGAATCAAATCGTAATCGAGAGTAGTGTTCAATCCAGCGAAACGCTGTACGACTTCACGATGCTCGTAACGTCGTAGTCGGCGAGGACCGGAAACATTTACCACGACTGATCCCAAGGATCAGGTCGAACGGCCATGTATGCGTTTGTAGTTGGATCGAATATAATCTCTGAAGACTCCGCCATTCGCTGTGTGTGAACACTTTGCAATGCATTACGTTCGTCGAAGTCTTCGTTAAGTTCACGAGCCTTCATCATGCAGTAGTTGATGACGTCCTCATTGAGATGCTGCGGCAAACCGAGAGGATCAGTTCCGGATATGATTGTCGGAGCTAGCTTCGTGTAGTATAGTAGAATTGCACCTGTCTGAGCTTTATTAGGATTAGGGTACAAATGCAATTGGTGACCCCAAATATACCACCACGGCTTAGCATCTCCAGTGTAATGCTTTGCATCACCATCTGAATACATATCTAGCTGATCCAACGTAGTCTGTTGAATCATACTGCCGAGGTATTCCACACGAGCAGCACGAATGAAATCAACAGGAAGAACGTAATCGTTAGAACCAACCAGCGTGTCGTAGATCTGAGTCCCCTGTAGTACCTCAGTCCTACGGCAAATATCGTTTTGGGCGGCATTGATCCAATCGATCATATCCAGAATTCTGACCTGTGATTCGTTCTCGTCACCAAAGGTGCGCTGGACTCGACGAATCACATCATCAGCGTTCACGTTTTACCACGCCCTTATCGTCTTGGATCGTAACTTTCTCGCCCTTAGTGTTATGGAACGTGTAACTAGTTCTAGGATTCTGGAGAACGTGCTTTGCTAGATCGGCAGCTTCGTCCAGCCGTTCTTTAAACCGCTGTCGTTCGCCAGCCTTGAGAGCGTTATTGTTGGCGTCGATTCTGTCGAGGACACTACCTCGTAGAGTATCGGCATTCCATATTCGTTCAATGACGCTCTTATCCAGAGTCCAGGTAGTGAATACCACTCTGTCAAATCCGTCGGCACAATGTTCGATAATCCGATAGGGGGCATCTGTGAGTTGTTCAAATCGATCTGGATCAAGAAATTGTACATTCAGCACCGGCCATATTCGTCGAATTTCTTCAACTACACCGAGCACGTCGTTTTCAACCTGAACCCCTCGGCCCAAGTCAACAAGACGTTTCGCTGTTTCACGATCTGGTGGAGTGTATCTGCCACTCATAGATTCTTCGACCCTGTAGGGCGGTAAAAAGGGAGTTGCTACAGGGCCGAAGAAATCAAACGGGAGCCTTAGCTCTCCGTGATATCACCAAGGTTGGCGTTCGCATTCCTCTGCGTGATACCAACCTGCCAGTACTTACGCATCATTGCCTGCCACGAATCGTAGTCAGGAATCCACTTCAGAACGGAATTGTCATCATCCGCCCAAGCCCATTCCTTCTTGCGGTAGATCTTCCACTTTGATTCGTCGAGGAAGAACATCTGGTTCGTCGGAGCGTCCACATCTTCCACGACAGGAACTTCCGTGCCGTAGTTGAAAGGAAGACCCTGGAACCCACCGGGGAAACTCTTCGTATCAGTAAATCGCCGCTGCTGTGTAAGCAGGTTGAAGTACGAACGACGAACACCCAAGCTGGTGAGGATGACCGAAATCTTCCCACCATTGCGACGAGAATCATCGCAGGTCTTAATCATCAGGGCTTCCGAAAGCGGACGGTTCACACCGGCGTTGCGATTCACAATCGCCGCCCAAAGAGGCTGCGTTGCAGGATCGACGCCATGAAGAAGACCAGTGTCATTTACGATACTGGCGATTCCTTCTGGTTCCTGTCCACGGTTACCAGTTCGGTAAATTGCGTGACCTGCTGTAGTAGGTCCAGCTACCGTCGGACCCATTGAAGCAGAAAACGTAACTGTGCTGGTGGTGTAAACGATTGCACTAATCGTTACGTTTGTAGCTCCACCAGCGGCAGCACCAGTACCCGCAACAAGTACATCAACAGCTTCACCAAGCTGAAGATACTGAATGCCACCATCAACCACATGCGAAGCGGAAGTTGCCGTATCCATGATGAATGCAATGGCACCGTTGCTAAGACGGTTTCCGTACGCAATGCGGTTTGAATCCTTTGCAAGATCATCCTTGAGACGATTCATTTCCTCATCAAGAGCAGAAGCGAAAGCCTGGAAGTTGGAGTCTGCAAGCTCCATAGCCTGTCCAGAAAGACGAATACGACCGTAACCGTACTTCAGTCTAACCTGAACGGACGCATACGATTGGTTACCTGGCGGTGCAAGAGCAGATTCCTCTGCACGGTACGAGATACCAGTATTGCGCTGCACACGAATCGGGAAGGTAACGTACTTGCCACCAACCGTATCGGTGATGCCATCTGAACTCTTTTCGAGTCTCTTCATGGCATTGTATTCTTCGTTGAGTTGATCCTGAATGCGACCCTCGTAGATCTCTTTCAGGATGGAGTTCACCGTTGTAAGAGTTGCGGCAGCCATCTATTGTCCTTGTTGTTGTGCGAGTCGAAGCATTTCACCCACTACTCCTCTTACATCCTGACCGGATGCTTTTGCAGGATTGAAACTTCCCTGCTGCCCGACCGCACCACCACCAGAAAGAACAGTGAATGGTTGGCGTGACTGGTTGCCACCGTACTTTTGCTGGAATTCTTGAACGGCTTGTGCTCCGTCCATTCCAGTCTGCATCTTCGCAAGGACGTAATCCTCATCGAAGCCACCGTATCGGGAAGACAACCAGTTCATATATTTATCTAGCTCAGCATCTTCTTGCGCTTCCTGAGTAGCGGTATTCATTCCAATAACGCGCTCAGCTAAAGCTTGGAGAAGTTGCCCTTGCTGATCCATCATCCGCAACTTCTCTACTACCTGCGGAGGAAGATCACCAAATTCATCCTCAGGGGCCGCTTGTTGCTGCTGTTGCTGCCCAAACGTTTCCTGAAGTGTTTTGTATACCTGCTCAGGATTGTTTCTCAGGTACTCGTATACAGCCTTGTATTGAGTGAGAGACTCATAGTCTCCCAATTGCTTATAAGGCTCGTACTGTTGGTGAATGTCTTGGAAGCGGCGTGTTACGCCAGCATCCCAATCCCTCACATACTTTCCAACGATTTCACGATCTGCTTCGGGAACCCGAGACAGAAAATCGTTGGAGAGTCCTGCATCCTGTTGCTGAGAGGCTCCAGAAAAATCCGCACTAAAATCGTAACCAGGCGGAATTGCTGGCTGGCCGTCGTCACCCATTGTTTCTCCTTACGGTCCAAGCACTCTAAGTGCGTAGACCATATCGTTGTAGGTCATTTGAGCTAGTACGGCAGTTGTGTAATACGTGCCGTTAATCGTAGCGAGACGAGTCCGCATTCCTGCAAGAGTATTGAAGTTTGGCGAACCATAGCCGGTAATATTATCATCACCGCCATTAATGTTAGACGGTCCCGTTGTACTTGCTTGGGACGGAACCGTAAGACTTGGAGTATTTCCGATTTGAACGAACCCACTCATTGTGGACCTCCAGGTGGCATTTGAGGCGGCATATGTGGCGGCATACCTGGCGGTCCCCCTGGACCTGCACCCGGTGCTTGCAACTGTGCGCCCTGCATTTGTTGAGTTTGGTACCTTTGCTTGTGTGCCATCAAGTGTTCAACCAATACTTGTTTAACTGTGGGATCAGCCAATTCGTATTGTTGAGTTTTCATGTAAGATTCATGTCCTGTAATGTGAGCAATATCGTTGTCCCACTCGTTAATAGGCATCGGCGACGGTGGCAACGTTTGTGGAGTCATTTGACCTGTAGCATCAGGAACAAGAGTTTGTTGCGGTGCAGCTTGCATCATCTTGTCGTTCTCTCTTTGAACCTGACGATCATCCGCAAGAGTTTCATCATACATACGATCTGTTTCTACAAGATGCATGTACTTTAGAACTTGCGGCGGAGTGATCCATCCACGAGTTCCAAGTTCTACCAACATGGCCTGTCGTGCTGCTCGTGATCGTGGAGCGGCACTTCCTGATTCCACAACGAAGTCTTGATTTCCTCCGATAGAGTCCTTGGTGAATTGCTCAATTTCATAAGTCTGATTGATTCCAAGAATCCTAACAAGGCGAGGCTCATCCCAGTTCTCACTGACATGGAAGAGGATATGTCTGCCTACCTTCTCCGTGACTTCTTCGATCGATGCTGTAGTAGACGAAAGTTTCGAGTCATTCTCTTCTTGGAGATATGCAATCGCTGAAGCTGCTGTAACGCCTGGCGGCGTGCGTCCCTTCGCGATTTCATATTGTCCCGAAATATCATCTATGTCCTTCTGGATGCGGTCGATTTCTTGGATGACGTATGCAGGAAGTGACACAAGAGGGAGTGGTTCAGGTTTCTGGAATCCTGGCTGGTATTGAATGATGAGGCCAGGTTCGGAAGTAATCTTCCTTGCATCGATCGAACCTCGAACTGCCACCAGTTGTGGTTTCGACATACGATTCTTAGCTTCAATAATCTGCGAACGTGTTCGGTTGTATTCCCTCTGTAGTGGGATAATATCAACCAAAGTCGAATCTGCCCAGAACCGTCCGGTCTGAATATGATCCAGCTTTGAGAATGGATACTGTCCGTGGGAATACGGATAACCTTTAACCTCTTGTAAGAATTGCCCATTTGCAAAAGTTAACAATCCGCCTTCGGGGTATTTACTACAGGGCTTGATCCACAATTCCTTAACCATAACATACTGGTCAGGAGTCTGCTGACTCGCACCAATTGCATTCAAGAACCTCTGCTCAAGAAGGCTGGCCGAGACATTCGTATCCGCCTGAACATCTACGTCGAACTTTTCCTTGACCCATTCCTTAGTCTTCGCCATAGCGTGAATGAGAAGAGGCTGAAGCTCAATGTCTTCTTCCTGCTGTTCCAGCACGTACATATGGAAAGCGTTGACAGGTTCAATGACTACGCAACCAGGAACGCCGCTTGGATCTTTCTTGTCTGGATCGTAAGAATCCTTTAGGAAACCCGTTCCAGTCAGAGCCATCCAGAAAACTGCACGCTTAAGAAGTCTGTTGTAATGAAGCTCGTCCATCTCGTAGCGAGAAATCATTTCCGCCGCACGAGCTTCCTGTAGGTCTTGATCGTCAGAGCCTCTTGGCCTAACGTAACTCTGTGGCTCTTCTTTCGTGAGCTTACTAACTTCGTTTCTGATAAGTGGGCGGCACTTATTGGAAACCAACCGCACACGCCAAGACGGTGCGGCTGGTTCGTACAGGCGGGCAGTTGACTGACTGGAAGCATTCAACCAAGCTACGTACTGCCTGCCAAAATAGAATGAGAGATTCATGTACCACTGGCGCTCAAATGGCTCACGCAAGCGTTTTGCACGAGAGAAGATCTTCTCCCCCCATGCAACAGTGTCGTTGAGTTCCTTACGACCGGCAGCCGATTTCGCTAGCTGTTGGTCACCGTTTGGCCCATTAGGGTAAGTCGAGGCCAAGTTCAATTCGGTCGTACTCATCAAGACCTGTTTCTACAAGAGTCTCGCCGACGGGATATTGCTGTCCGAGAAGTTCTGCAACTCGGCGCATTTCATTCTCATCTGATAGTCCAATGCCTTCACCATCCTGTATCGGTATCCGGTTGGACTGTGACAAAGTCAAATTCTGATAGCTCTGCCACTCTTTCGTCATCAGACGATTCAGTAAATCTGACACCTGCTGGTTCCGCAGAGACTCCAATTCCTGGTTTCGTGTCACTAGGACTCTTATGAGCCAAAGTGTTGAGAAACTCTGTAGAATCACCAACAGGAACAGAAAGCACAGAGGCCAAAGCGGATTCATACCTCAGCGACCTTTCGAGAAGTTCTTGTCCTACCGACTCTAGATCCAGAATACGCTCCGAGTATTCTGAAACATCACCGGCTCTAAAGAGAAACACCATAGTTCCGCAGCACAGATTACAGAAGTAGATATTACCCCAGAATTCTGCCTGCTTTTCAATGTCCAAGAACCAAGGTCGATCTGAGTCTGAACCTCCACATACAAGGCAAACTCCTGGAACGAACTGGGCGTGGGTTACAATCTTCATGACTTCTTTTCAGCCGCCTGATGTGTCGGAGCGGGAGCAGCCTTTGCCTTCGGGGCATCTTCCTCGACCATTGTATAGGTACGAGCGGTTCCCTGATCGTCAACCAGAGTAACCGTCTTCTTGCCCTTCTTTTCATCGTTCTTCTTCGCAGCGGCTTCAGCAGCAGTACGTTGCGCTGCTTCTGCATCGCTTTCCTCAGCACCCTTTTCACCTTCAGGAGCACCTTCAGGAACCTGTGCACGCTGCTTCTGAACCTGAACAGCAGGAGCAGATTCCGTGAAGTTGGTAACTCCAGTGAATCGGATGACAAGGGTTTGATCGTGCTCAGACAGAGTATACGTCTGAGTTCCGTGGAAGCCGGAGATAGAAACACTTGCACCGGGTTCGTTGTCAAACGAATACGTTGCAGTTACTTCATCTTCGACAGGGCTAACTACTTCGAGGGCTGGCATCTACCACTCATCTCCTAGATTGAAATCCTGGTCGGTACTTTCGGTTTCAGCCAATTTAATGAAGGCCGGGTCGAAATCGGCTTTAGATATGTAGGTACGTGTGGCCGGCAACACGTCTGGCATTGGACTTGGTTCCAATACTTTACCTTCCATTATGGGTCTACTGGCTACCCCATAACGAAGTGCGTCCATTGCGTGATCGTCTTTCTTATGCGGTTCCTCTTTTACATTCTTATCGTCACGAGTCTTTGCTGTAGCCCATGTGGACCAGCGATATTTGGCAAACTCCCTGATCGTATGCTCACAGTTTCGAGTTACGAAGAGAAGTTTCTGCGAGAGTCGCTGAGCTACAAGGTTAATACCAGCGTGAACATCATTATTACCAGGAACAATATAAATGCCGTTATTTGCATATTCGATATGAACAGAAGTGCCAGTGATGGGATCAGAGTTAATGATAGACGGGTCACCAACCGAATATGCGGGTACACGACCGAGTTCTCTCCTTTTTAGGTGCACCAGCTTTGCTAGCTCACTAATTACCAGATGATCCTCGTAGATTTCATCGTAGATAATAATCCGGCCGTCCGTATCGGCCGCACCGAATAACCAGGCTGTGGGATTATTGAAACCGTGATCCATCATATCGAAGTGGGTCCATTCCTTCAATAGATTCGGCCAGTAAACCGAATTTACTACAGGGGGCAGGATGGACTCTTGCGAAAAGCCTTTGTAGATCAAACCACCAACGGCCATGAACTTTCCGAAGCGACGTGCTTCCTTCTCGTCAGGCGGCATTAATGAAATGATAGCGTCAATCTCAGAAACTGACAGGGTAACATTGTCATCGATTCCAGTCTCAACGACATAAATGTTGGGATTGGTTCGCGAGGCAATATAAACCGTGTCATAAACCCACGTCATACCATTGATAGGCGTCATTGTAATCCACCAATGACCACCAGTGTCAACTAGTCGAAGGAGACATTCGTTGAAGATTGAATGCGGAGGTTCTTCATCGAACCACACGAAATGACGGCTGGTACCGGCGAACTTTTCAAGGTCCTGATCGTACGACATAAACTCAATGAACGACCCATTTTCCAGATACAGCGTTCGCAGTTCTCTGTCATATGCCGATTCCCAGGAGTTACCACGCAACTCGCTAAGCGGCATCCATTTAGCAATCTCGGGCCGGATGATTTTCTCCACACCATTAACGAAATCAACCGAAACACATCTGCCTCTGACCGGAGGCGGGGGTGTCTTGATATACTTATGTTTACCGGCAACCCACATAACTGCTTCCGTTGCACCACCGACTGTTTTGCCACTACGGTTACCTCCGAGGAACAGTCTTCCCTTAGCCCCACTTGAATGGAAGCTGATCTGCTTTTCCATCGGCTTGTATCCGTAAATAGTCGGCCGCTGTGCTGCTTGCCTCAACCCTGTAGTAAGCGCACTAAAGGCGTCGTCACCTGTTTTCAGGGCTGTTCTAGAACGCGACACTAATTACCTCTTCTGAATAGAGATTCAACTGAAACTACACCGATCATTACAGCACCAATAACCAATTGAATTACAGTGTCTTGATACGTAGATAAGGCGTCTATAATTACCAGAACGCCAAGGATAAAGGTAATGATCTTTCGGAAGGCATCAAATGTCTTCCACCAGTTTCTATCCCTTACGATGGCTTTGGTCCAATCAACAATCCGAAGGCATCGGGATCACCTACAGGAGTGTTCCAAGTATCTGATTTGTTTCCAGCCGCACCTGCAAGTGCCTTCATTGTATCAAGCTGCCCAGGATCACGAACCCACTGAATAGTTCCCCCAGGAAGAACCTTGTAGGTTGTGAAGTCCACAGGCGAAGAGTAAGTAGAACCATCGACAGCATGACCAACGGTTCCACGATTGCACGAAATGAATCCACACGGAATACCCATATCATCATCTCCTGATGGGGGAATAGGTTGCGGTTGAGGCGGTGTCGAACCAGATGGTTCGAGTTCTCCAGCAGCTACTTTTGCGTACCACGGATCACCAGGACACGAAGTTGGATAAGCGTTACGGTGACCAATCCATTTCTGAGCATTACAATACTCACGAACAGCAGCAATCAATCTCTCATCCGCAGCTTCCATCTGCGGTGACATTTCGTCGTAAGTATTTGGCGACATTCCTAGACAGGAAACTGTAGTTGAATTGGTTGCTGAGCTTCCATCGGAGGCAGCACAAACTCGGAACCCTCGGATTTCATAGAGGTTACCTTGCTGGTCGCTTCCGAAGGAGTAGCCGAGGTCGTATCCTCTGTTAACTCTGTAACTGTCTTGCATACTACGCAGGAGTGCGGGGATGTTGTCACAATTGATTCCGTTTCCACCCATGTAGTGTTTTGTCATGTGATCGACTTTGTTGGCTTGAAAAGCAGGACTTCCACCAATCCATGGTGTAGATTGAAGCCAAGTCTCTCGTTGCATGATTCCGTGTCGAGCTAGCCAATCAGTATAGCTCATCAAGTTCCTCCGGAATTCCAGATCTGTATTCAAACGTTAGATCTTGAATTTCTCTCTCAGTGCGTCCAGCTTCCTGAGTATCGAAATCGTGAACATCGTCCCAATCCATCGTACTCCCTAAGTAGCAACATCAGCAGTAGGACTACACATAAAATTCATATTCAAGTCTACACTGAACGCAGTGCCTGTAGTTCCCATAGGAGCATTAATAGAGAACGCACCACCAGCATTTTGGATAATACACCGAGAAGTTCCACTAGGAGCACCGTTATCATAGAACCACGCAGTTCCACCACGAACTATACCATCACTACTGACAGTTCTAGCAGACCCTGCGTGAGAAGCGCCAGACACTTGTGCAGGACTAGTAACAAAGATATAGTATGTAGCACCACCTGCTGGAACATTTCCAGCAAGTGATCCGATTGCTTTACCGTTCCCCATTGAATTCATCCACCAAGTTTGTCCTGTGGCGCCTGCTCCAACAATTGCACCTCCACCCACAGGTTGATAGAAAAGTTGGCCGCTATAGCTTTGCCACGGCATATTGTAAACCCACCAAGCACCGCTAACACTTATATACGTAATGCGAGTGTCAACACAGAACGCCATCATTCCATCTTTGGGAACTGCTTGATTCGTCATCTCCGACTTGTTAACAAACACCTGCACTACGTGGTCACGTATATTATTTCCCCAAGGAGGAACGATCTGCACGCCATTGACCACATCATTAATCCACGGCATTTAAGACCCCCATAGATCCGTTCCCCAGATAGCGGTGCCCCACAAAGGAAGCGTAGATTGGAAACCCTCATCAATACAGAACAGGTTGTATGTACCGCCAGCGGGAACTGTACCGCTTATTGTTCTTAGTTTTCTTGTAACATCCACAGCTTGAGAAACAGGAAAGGATTCCCGATGAGCTAGAGTCGGTGCCATTTGCATAGTGTTAGGTGGAAAGACAGGACCACGCATGTCTCGTCGATCAATGATTGTGTTAGCACTATCTACCAACGCAACAGTTCCAGTAGAGTTAGCTGTCACATTCATGTGGAAACTGCCAACCCAATATACTTGTCTACCACGTAACTTAGCAAATGGAATCGTCAAAGTCAAAACATCTTGATTAACAGGTACACTGACAGAACCTTCAGCGTAACCTAGCAATCTAGTACCACTGAATTGCGGAAGCCAGGACAGAACTGGACCGTAGTAATACAACACATTTCCAGTATCAGTTTCAAAGATTCTGTCACCGATCACTGGATTCGGTGGTCGAGTTGTACTGGTTACGACATTAGGATCTGTCACGTAATCACCGGAGGCGCTTGTGGTCCAGCATCTCTGACAGACAATGTAACTGGATGGAGTGGATCCGTTTCAACTTTCCAAGCAGTTGCTGCGTTTGAAGCTTTAACTTGAAGCTTCCTGTTCACTGAAGCTGTAACGGCGACCGCAGCTTCACGAATATACATTTCACCAGGAACGATGAACGGTGTGTTGTTAGGAAGAACATCACGGCTGTTAAGAACAACGCTTGCACCATCTGCAATAGCAAACGAAGCAGTACCCAACGTTCCTGTCATCTCCAACCAGAGAGATACTACCGTGATGTACTGTCGTCCTTGAAGCATTGTAAACGGTCCAAGGTTGCAACCAGTTACATCAACATACGTCAGAGATGAAGTAGTAAAGTCTCCTACAAAAGCCGTCCCTATAACTTCACCCCAGGCGATTCCCCAATCGGGCCTCCAGCCTAGAGTCTTCCCGTAGTAGTAAAGAACTCGCCCAGTATCTGTTTCAAAGATCTGCATCCCCACGTAGGGATTTGTAGGACGGGTGCTTGAAGTAACTGTGAGAGGAATGTTCAGGGAATTCGTAGCTGCCGCACTTCGCAAACAGTCGTGCAGCTTACAATCGAAATCCGGAACATCGAAGAACCAAGTACGAGTTCCGCCTTTGACTCGCCCCAACATTTCTCGTACCCTGTAGTAAGACGTTCTAGGATCTAAATTACTGGACCGTTCCAATGGAACAGCCCAAGAACCTGTAGCGTCTGATTTCGTTTCAGCTACTTGGAAAAGCTCCGACGCATCAGAACCACGCCAACCAGGACCGGGGATTAGATCGATTACTACAGGGCTGTTGGGAACTGGGTTACCTGATAGATCACTTACCACATTGGAGATAACGGAGGTAGTCACTCGGGCGGCCCCAGTTCGATGACGTTTTGTCTGGACCCATTAAAGCTTCCAACCCCAAGAAGATCAAGCTCATTGGCAACAATCTGCAATACTTCAGGAGCACAGTGACGTGAGAGAATGTCAATGATCTGCGCAAGCAACTTACGCATATCTAGCATCTCCTGAGAGCGGCGGGAATAAATCCCTGTCATTTCATGGTAGTACTCAATTGCTGCCAGATTGCCTGCCTCGACAGCAGCCACGATACGATTCTTAGCCACCGGAGCAACGCCGTCGAATTGAATCTCCGCCCGTTTCGTTAAGTAACGTTTAAAGTTCGGGTCTTTCATCCAAGCGTTGTACTGAGCGAACGTTATCTCGATCCCCATAGAATCCTTGAGAGCCTTGAGCTTCTCTCTGATTCCTCGCCTGTCGAACGTGTCAAGCATCAGGTTCACAAGATAGGCTTGTTCTATTGATACTAGCCCATCCGAATTAACCATCGTGATGCCACGACGCTTTAGAGTTTCTTTTACTACAGGCTTATCGAGATAAGTTAATACTGTCGTACCGCTCAGTCCCAGTAGATCTACTGTCTGCTGGACCGACGGTATCTCTCCCGTCTCGAAATACTTCTGCTCCAGAAAGGTGATTATCCCTAGTGCGGTTTGATCTAAGATCTCGTCTTTCTCGGGCTTCGTAGAAATCTTGAAGTCTGTCATGTAGCTCCTGTAGTTGAACGGGAGTGAAGCCGGCCTGCCCAAGAATCTTTCCAAGGTCGGTTTTGAGGATTCGTTTCGGTTGCCACAGCAGTACAGACTGGCAGCAATAGTTCTTTGTAAACCTAGTCACTCCAATACCGTTGAACTTGAACGTAGCTCGCAACGGTTCTGCAAACAGATTGGGTTCCGGAAGCAACCACATTCGCTTATTTTCCTGCCGGGTTCGGCGTTGGAACCTGTAGTAGTTTCGCACCAAAGCTTCACGCAGGAACATTCTAGCGTAGAAGTCAGTCAGTTTCGGAATGGGATGCAGAAACAAACCTTGCTCATTATACCTAACGCAAGAAACACTAACTACTGCTCCGTCGGCTACTTCCTGTTGACTCAGCGTCAATAATTGACGAGCTTGGAGGTACGGGTTTACCAGGCTGCTGCTTGACACGTAAGTACCCTCCGGGCTACGCTTCTGGTCTATGAGCCATCCTACAGGGGTAGGGGAGGCTTGTCCAGTGTGTTCCGCTGTGGAGGCCGATGGATTTAATTCCACACGTAATCCTCATTGGAACCATTGCGTTTCCTGCTGTGCGATTTGGACGGGGCGGGACAGAGCACATTGTTCTCTGTGTCATTGCACTTTTAATTCAAGTGCAGACGCAGATCTTCACTGGACAGACAACGGCCACGAACATCCCGTTAATCTCCCTTTCACTTTTGATTTGGGCTTGTGGTCTTTTAACAGTCCACCGGCCTTGCCACAACCACCTACACAAAAGAAGGAGTTCAATTTTCGTGTCTAACCAATACGGCGGCTTCGACATTCTCCGCATAGATGACAGTTTCTACGACGGTTTTAGTCTAGTCAACCCCGAAGGTGAGATTTTCCACGAGGTACGTATTTCCACAGAATTTTCACCGGGATGGTCGTATTTACTACAGGAAGCAGAAGAGTTGGTGGAGACAGCTAGAGGTAGGCGGGCCATTTTGGATGCGGAGCAAAAGAGGTACAGGAGTGATCGGTGAGTAAAGAGAGCCGGAAGAAGTTTCTAGCTGAGAACTATCTGCTGCTGTTCGGTATCTTCTTCTTGGTGCTTGGTCTGGCTATGGTGTTGACTGCTCCGGCTTTGGTGAGTGGATGGTAGGAGTTTAGTCTAGGGGGCTAAGTATGTATTACGGCAATTTGGTACGGCTCCACTACGCTACGCCATCGCCTAAAGACCTGAACAAACCAAACAAAATGTTAGGCAAGCCTAACACTCCCAGTTAGGCCAGCTTAATATGTTGTGTATGGTAAACGAAATACTAACAGTTAAGGATACTTGATATCGGTTTCGATAATGGTTCTCATTCCTGATTCTCGATTCCTTATAATGATTCGCCTAATGAGAATCGTTATCGTCACACAACTGTATTAGTTGTTTCGCTGGAAATAAAGGGATGGTCGGCTAGGCTCGTATGCGAAGCGCAATAGCGCATCGCAATAAAGCCCGGTTATGGCTTAGCGCTAACCGGCTATTCGCCCGACTATATTCGGGCCGGTACCTAACCGTTACAATGGGGAAAGCATTAGGGTAACGGCCTAATGCAAAGTTAATGAGCCGCAATAGCGGTGTATTCACCCACTAACAGAAAGCAGAAACTCACAATGTCAGACCTTTCGGATATGTTCCCTCCGGAAATGCAGAAATACGGATTGACATTCGACTTTAGCAAAGCGAATGATTCAGTCGTTGCCCTGGTGGCGCAATGTTGGGCAATCAATAGCGAGATCGAAGCTGCTAAGAGCAGTGATGATGACGCTAATAAAGTCACGCATCCATTCGACGTGAAAGCTAGCAAGGATAAGAAAGCCGCTGCTATTGCGGCCGAACTCCTAAAGGCTTTCATCGCAGCGTGCGATGTTGCTATCAGTAAGAATAAGAATGTGTCATATCATCTGGCACAAACTGATAGCACGGTGACGGCTTACCTTACTAGCGAAATGCAATACTACCGCTTTAAGGAAAGCCCCGCTAAGCCAGTGACTTCAGGTAATAAGCTTGACGAGTTGCGTAATGACCGAAAGGTACTAACGCAAATGGCTCGCAAGTTGCTAGAGAACTTCCCTATCCTCGCTAATGACGAGCGACTTGTCAAAGAGGGCGGGAAAGTAAAGCTCCCTAATCTTCAGGGTGCTGGTGTGCGTGGCGCTGATATCCCTACCGGGCGTTACGCAAAGTACAAGCAAACCATATGGACTATCGACGGGGTGTCATTCCCGAAAGGCACCGACCCACGAGATCTAGTGCGAGCAATATGGAAAGGCACCGATCGCGTTGGTCGAAAGCCCGCCGATATCTTCGGACCTATCGACGAGGCCCGAAAGGCAAACACTGATAAGACAGCCGTTATCACTGTGGTAATCAACAGTAAGACGGTGACTTATCAGGAAGTGACGGAGTAGTAATGCGTGCTGGGCATCACGATAAACTGCCCACTCACCCACTAATGAAAGGCAAGACAATGAAGCATTGTTTCAAGTGCAATAGGGAAATCAACTTCGGTTACTTCCTAGAGAATCCCGATGGCACTACGCTTTACTGGTGCAATACGGATTGCTCGGTTATCGATTGGGCGGCGGAAGATAAAGCGGGGCGAATGTGAGCGGCGGTACTCGTAAGAATCCAGCGGCAGTTATGATCCGCACTACTCAGGATATAGCGGATCGCATAAACAATGAGGCGGCCTTGCGTGATATGACGCAATCAGAGTTTATCCGGCAGTTGATAATCGCAGCGCTGGATATGTTAGAGCCGCCCGTAAAGTCAGTGACTTTACGAAAGGATACCTGATAAACAAGTCGGAGTTTGAATAGTCGATATCGACTATTCGCCTCCGGCGACGCAACGCGCACGCAAAGCGTGCGGTCGCCGGAATGATTCGTGTCAAGCGATTTTTTATAAAGCTTTCTTTACTTACCCATCGAGCGTGCACAAACAAAAGAAAAGAAACAAACTCGAGCAAGTAAAGCAGAGCAATACGTAGCTAGTAACTATGATACTAGCCACTAGAAAACAGGGGGTCATGATTTAACTACAGGGCAGACCTATAACAGCATTGACCGTGAATCTGATTTGATACTGTTCTGATACCACGAAGGGTATTACATACCCTTCAGTGGTAAGCTAGAGAACAGTACACGTTGAAACAACTAACACTCTGATATCGACGCATAAGTCCTGGTGTATCAACTCATTGATATGACTGATCCTAACATACCACACTCAGGATCAAGATATCAGTAGCCCTTGATCTCATATCACTAGACCTTTCCAGTTATAACAGGCTCATTTACTAAAAAACGCTTGACACTGAACTAAACACACACTTACCCTCAGGCTATGCCTGCATCCCAGCGTGCCGAGCGTGCACAAACTATCATAAAATTCCTTATGGACACAAAGAAGGGCCACAGTCTCGACTCACTGGCGGCCGAATTGAAACTGCCCAAGATGGCGGTGCATCGTTCAATGGACATACTAATCTCCGCTGGAGTTATCTCGGTCGATCGTACACGTTCACCGTGGTTTTACAGTTACAAGAAGGGCTCGAAGCCTAATATCTGGCCAGCGTTTCAGTTCCACGACAATCCTCAGACCGAACTACTGGTGCGGGATACTACTGAGATGTACTTAAGAGAATCGAAGGACTACAAACTCCCGCAGAAAGAACTAGCTCAATCCATTATCTTCGCCGCTCTTTACGGAATGGAACACGAGGATGTAGAGCAGTACAATGAATGGCTTGCGGCGAC